ACAAGATCGTTTTTCTTCTCTACTTACTCTCGTTCAAGATGTTCGTAATGGTAAAGGTGATACTAAAACAGAAGTCATCGAAGAAAACTCTGTTGAATGTGGATACGCTGAAAGCTGTCCAAGCGATTTCTCTTTCACTGATGATCCTAACTTTGATTACGTGAACTGCGACGGTATTCTTCAGCGAACAGATGTTAATTTTCCTTACAGTGAAGATAGTACCTATGTGAACACGATTGAAATTTTGTTTTTGGTCGACTCACGCCTTGACACTGAAGGATTGACGCAAGAAGCATTCGTCGAGCGAGAGATTGAGTTTGCAAACTCTGTTTTCGAAAACTCGGGTGTTTTCATTAAACTTTCTATTGCTGATATTCGTACAATAGAGTTAAGTCAGACAAGAAGCCTTCGATCAAACATTCGATATCTTGGTGATCGACGATACGAATATAGAGACGTTAATGCGTGGATGATCGAGGCTAACGCTGATCTTACATACGTGTTTCTAAATCCTAGACAAAATCCAGAATTTTGTGGAGCCGCATACATTGATGCTTCGACTGACATATCAAAGCGGGTCGGCATTGTTCAATGCTATCAGAACACTGTTTTTCAACCTGATTATCTAAGATACTATAATCGAGCGCATGAGACGTTCGTGCATGAGGTTGGTCACAATCTAGGTCTTGAGCATGATATAGACAATACGTCTAACTTAAACGGAATCTTCCCCTTCAGTTTAGGATACGTGATTCCGAACACAACGGAAACATATAGTGATGGATCGGTGTTTAATGGCTATGGAACAATCATGAGTTATTCTGATGAAGCTACGAAAATGTTTAGCAATCCGGACTTGACATTTACCCTTCCAGACGGTAGAATTGTTGCTAACGGCGATAACGGAAATTCATTCTCTTTGTTTCCACCGCCGGAGACAAACGCTGTGTATTCGCTTAATCGAGTCAGAACATATATGAGCAATCTTGATCTAAATACATCCGAGACATTCTTTCAACTGAGTGAGGTGTCGGAAGACGCTATTTGTATATTCTGAGATTTAGTTATGAAAAAGCTTTGGACAATTTGGAAATATGCCATTGGTAGTTTTTCAGATGAAAAGACTGCTGACTACGATGACATTGTTGCAGTGATTCGAACCCTTGTGGTTTTGATCAACTTTATTACATGTTTTTTCATCATGGCTAACGTAATACACAACTGGTGAAACTAAATATTATACAACTGATAAAACTAATACAAGGACGGGTGAATGATTAATGATGTGCTAAAGATGTATATGAATGCTGAAGAGCAAAGACAGGAAACTTTCCTTCAGATGATAGCCAGTGAGAACTTTGCGAGTGACGCTGTACGAGAGCTTACAGGATCTGTTTTTACAAACAAGTATGCTGAAGGCTATCCCGGTCAAAGATATTACAATGGATGTGAAATCTACGATGATGTAGAAAGTTATGCAAAGGTGATGCTCAAAGAAGTTTATCGATGTGAGTATTCAAACGTTCAGCCACATTCAGGCGCAAATGCAAATCTAGCCGCAATGACAGCCCTGCTAAATCATGGTGATAAAGTGCTTGCTATGAGACTCGATCACGGAGGTCACTTGTCACATGGTGCTCCCGTTAATATTTCGGGTAGTCTTTATGAATTCTATCACTATGGTGTCAATGATTCTGGATTTCTTGATTACGATCAAATCGAATCTCAAGCAACTCAAGTCAAGCCTAAGATGATCATTGCTGGTGCAAGCGCATATCCACGCAGAATCGACTGGGAAAAATTTAGAGAGATTGCTGATAAAGTGGGAGCGCTCCTTTTAGTCGATATGGCGCATTATTCGGGTCTGATCGCAGGAGGTGCATATCCAAGTCCGATTCCTCACGCAGATGTCGTAACGTCAACAACACATAAAACGTTACGTGGGCCTCGAGGTGGAATGATTCTTTGGAACGATAATACGTTCACGAAAAAAATTAACTCTGCTGTATTCCCCGGCACTCAAGGTGGGCCGTTGATGAATCACGTAGCCGCAAAGGCCCAATGTTTCTATGAAGCATCAAAAGAGCCGTTTCATCTTTACTCTAAAGCTGTCGTAGAAAACGCAAGAGCAATGTGTGATGTGTTTCGAGAGCGAGGTATTCCTCTTATCACAAACGGAACGGATAGTCACATGATTTTAGTCGATCTTTCTTCACGAGACATCTACGGCTCAGATCTTGCTGATCGACTTGAAATGAATCTAAAAATTGTAGTCAACAAAAACGGCATACCCAACGATCCGAATCCTCCTAAATACACAAGTGGTATTCGAATTGGGACAGCCGCAGAAACAACAAGAGGCCGAACGGAACAAGAGTTTCGAAATATTGCAACTGATATTTCTAATACGATTGACATCATGACTCGGGAAATCTAAATGGTCATTGTACTCATTTATAAATACTTAAAAGATTCTACACTCGTAGGCTAATATGACTATTAAGCAATCAAACGATCCAGATCCTTCATTGGGATTAGCAGAAGATATTCAGGGTGAATTCACTGGAACAAATCCAGTGTCTCTCTCTGAGTATTATCGTGGTGGATCTTTTGTTCCGGACATCCCGCTAAACACAACTATCAGCACATCTGATGCAATTAGCTTCAGCATGTTCTACGGTACACAAGCGAACACTCCCGCAACCGGACTTCCTATCATTACTGATGATGTTGGTGTCGTGATTCCTAACGTATATACTGGACGTGAATTATATGTCAACGTATCGGGTATAAGTGACACAGACGGAATAGCCGCTGGAAGCTGGGAAGTCAAGTGGACGAATTTGACAAATCCAACTGGAAGTGAAGCGTTTGTAGCTTCAAGTGATCCCAATGTTAATGGTGTTCTTAGTATCACTGCCACAGCTAGTGCGGTAGGAGAAGAATGGCAAGCTGAAGTTAAATTTCTAGATGGTGCGCTACCTGGCGACGAAGTAATACTCACATCAGCTTCTGTAACTGTAGAGGCGTTCTCAATCGAGCCATATGTTGATATATTCTTAGACCCCAATGATGCTCCAAATGTTTATCAAGGATCTACTCTAACATCTAGTGTAACATATTTTTTCAATCCACCCGGAAATCCGTCAGTAAACTGGCAGAGGCTAGTGGGTTCTTTTTGGCAAGACATTCCAGGCGAAGATAATGCAACATATACAGTAACAGCGTTTAACGCATTCGGTGGAGACCAAATTAGACTTAAAGCAACTGAAACGCTTGATCTTTCGGCAATCGGGCTAGGTATCATTGAATATGACGGATTTAGTAATGTACTCGGTCCAGCGCAAAACTTCCCCGCAACTGGAATTGTAGAATTGAGAGCCGAGCCGGAAACTGATCCACTATCGCCTGGTGTAACTCTCTTGGCTGACGCTAGCAATATATCGGACAGAGACGGAATCTCAGATTACACATACACATGGACTCGAAGCGACATCGGTGGGGGAAATCCTGTTGTAGTACAAACCACTGGTGGAAATATTGCGACAACTGATACATATACAACAAATCTTACGAATGATGTCGATAAAGACTTCTCTGTAAGTGTTGTCGTTACGGATTCTATTGGAACTGCTGTTGGTGATTCTCAGTTTAACAATGTTGAGTCCGCTATCGTTTCAAATACAGTTACAGTCACTAACGCTACAAACTTCACTGTAACGAATAATAATACTTCAGTCGAAGAAGGTCAAATTACTAGATTCAGCTTCGATGTCGCAAATGCTGTTGCTGAAACTTATGATTGGGAGATCACTGGATCTACTCAAGTTCTCTCACAAGTGTCCAATGCAACTGGGTCGATAGCCGCAAATGCCGCTGGCGTTATTGCAACAGCATTTGATGTAGATATTACTACAACTATTGATAATGAATACTCATCTGGTGCTGATAAGATTGGCGATCTAACGTTTACTGTAACTGGCTCTAATTCTGGTGCGACACAATCACTTACAATTGATTTGAATAACACCGATCCTACAGCGCTCTTCTTAACCAGTCCTACTTCAGCGAACGAAGGATCGAGTTTCGATGTAACAATTACTGGTACTAACGTCAAAGGCGACGAAGTACTTCGAGTTAGATCTCTTGAAGTCGGCAACGGCGGCGATGGTGGAATCTATACTCAGGCAGAAGCAGACAATAATAACACGGCGCTTGCTACAATTGTAGATCCTATCGTGTGGACATTCAGCGAGCCGAATCAGCGATATGAATCAACGATTACAGTAAACACGATAGAAGACTCGTCGCTAACCTCTGATGGCATACTCAGACTCATCGTAAGAAGTCCGACTCTTGGAGCGAATCTTAGCGAGGTTGCAGTTACGATGAATAACATCACGGATGGCGCTGCAGAGGGTGATCCGATATTAAGTGATATCGCAGGTAATGCGTTCAATGGTATCTATACAGAGGACGCATATGTTTATATCGGTGATATCACTGATCCTAACGGAATTAACAATTCAACTTGGGAAGTCAGATACTTGGGGCATCAGATTTCTGGAGATCCGGAATTTGGAACCACAATCGATGATATTGTCACCCCTTGGGTATCTGCTACTCCAAACGCACAAGGCGTGCTAACCGAACCTAGAAACGTTACTCTTGGTGACTACTTATACGGACTACAGGGTCAAGTTCGATTCAATGATAATGACGGAAATGCTTCCGGAATTTTAAGTACTCAGATATTCATCAAGGCTGGAGCCCCTGTATTTACTAGTGATCCTTATTCAGAGTCCGGAACAAGTATTGAACAAACCTTAGCAACTGAAAGTCCTGCTGATAGAGAAGCGAGAGCCAAAATCAGATTCTTACCAACTGGACAAGTTCAAACAACTGGCACAGCGGCGAATCCGCCAGCGCCAGATTGGACTACTGTAGGAACTTGGCTACCAACCAATGTTCCTGCGGGACAATCTTATACAATAGACCTAAGTAGCATTAACTATCCAAATAATACAGCAGGGAACCCAACTACACTAAAAATAAATGGAACTACAGTAACTAGCAGTACAGCGACTGCCACAATAAGTGATACTGCGGGAGTTGTGATTGAAGCAGAGGTTACCCAAACAAACACAGCAAACACTTTAATTAATAAAAGCTGGTCGTTTAATGTCGATATAACATCTACGCAGGATGCTACTGCTACCGATAGCACAAGCGTAAGCTTGTCTACTACTTTGACTCGAAATACAGCACTTGATGAAGTCGGGAATCCCATAGAGGTAGACTTTAGCGGATTACCTTTAGCCCTCCTTGGAACCTCTTCTTCTAGTTGTCCAGCAACTACTCAAGTATTTGCGATCATTGGATTATATGATGGTGGCACGTTCTTAGAAGAATTCTCTGTTCCAGCGGGTTGCTCTAGCGTTTTTGGAAATGGCGGAACATGGAAAAGCGGATATGCCAACTCAGATCTTCAAATTAATGTATTCGCTACTGGTCTAGATGCGGGTCTGACTCAATCTGATATGGTAGGAACAACTACGACCAATCCATTAGTTCCGAACTGGGTTAATCTCGGTAACTTCACAGGAAGTACTCCTTATACATTTGGAATATCTAAAGAGAAGCAAGTTGGTAATTTAGGGTTTAGGGGTGCAAATCTCACTGTGCAGGTTAGACTAAAAGATGCTCCGAATACTATACTCGCCACAAAGACAGTTGCTTTCGAAATCGAAGCAACATAAGAGGAAACAATGAATCACTTGGAAGAAGAAGGATTTACATACTTCCAACATTTACGGAGAGCATGGACACTCGCTTTTGTTTGCTTTGTTCATGGTCTCTTCCCGAACATATGGAAACACAAAGCAACGGAAATAATTAACAGCAAATGGCCTATTCAGAAAAGGTACTAGATCACTATGAGAATCCTAGAAACGTTGGTAAACTCCCCGAGGATGATCCAGATGTCGGAACAGGCATGGTCGGCGCTCCTGCGTGTGGAGACGTTATGCGACTGCAAATCAGAGTATCGGATGACGGAATTATTGAAGACGCTAAATTCAAAACTTACGGATGCGGCAGTGCTATTGCTTCTTCGTCACTACTCACAGAATGGGTTAGAGGAAAGTCCCTTGACGAAGCAGGAGAAATCCGCAATACACAAATTGCTGAAGAACTATGCCTCCCGCCTGTAAAGATCCATTGTAGCGTACTCGCTGAAGACGCTATTCGGGCGGCAATTTCGGACTATATATCAAAAAGTTATAAGCATATAGCGAAATAGTCTAAGAATTCGTGAAAAAATCGCCGATTTGGACAAAAAAAGCCTTCCATTTTGACTCAAGACCCCGTAAAATTGTCTTGTAATTTGATGAGAGGCCGTATGTTTACAAACAAATCCATTCTTGCCCGCTTGCTCGCTAACGAGAATATCCAAGTAATTCAGGGCAACTATAAAACAGCCTCCTTTAACGTCGAGACTCGTGTTCTCCAACTCCCTATGTGGAAAGAGATGAGTACTGATGTCTATGATCTTCTCGTGGGTCATGAAGTTGCTCATGCTCTTTGGACTCCACGTGAAAATCTCGCCGTTGAGGGTGTTCCATTCTCATTCGTCAATGTCGTTGAAGACATTCGAATCGAAAAGAAAATCCTTGAAAAGTACCCCGGTCTGATTCGGAACTTTTCTCGTGGATATCTTGATCTTGTCGAGCGCAACATCTTCGGCACTGAGGGTCAAGATCTCAATGCAATGCATTTCATGGATCGACTCAACATCAAGGCTAAAGGCCGTGAGCATGTCGATATTGAATTCTCTGAAGAAGAAATGCATTATTTCAATCGTGCCATGTCGGTGGAGACTTTCGAAGACGTTCGTATCGTCGTGAAAGAACTCGCTGACTGGTTGCGAGAAAAACAAAAAGAGGAAGCCAATGAGTCCCCAATCACAATTGTTTCTGATACGCACGAGAGTGCTGAGTCTGCTGGAGAAGAATACGATGAAGGCGAAAGCCCTGACGATTCTTCTTCTACTGTCAGCGCTCCGTCTGAGAGTGAAGCTGAGCCTGATGAATCTGAAGAATCGTCTGAGTCCGCCGAAGACGGCGTAAGCTCTGAAGAGTCTGAAGAGTCCGGTGAGAGTGACACTAGCAAGGCTGGAGAAGAGACTGAAGAGTCTGGTTCTCCTTCTGATGATCCTTCTGAAAAATCTGAAGAGCCTGAGGGTCTCGGAGAGAAAGAGAAGGACAATGCGTCTAATAGCAAAGGTCCGGCGGCGCTTGCTGAGGTCGGTACTGACATTGCTCAGCATGAAAACGAACTCGGTCTGGTTGACGATTCAAAAGTCTACATTCAACCAATGATGCCTGAAGATGTCTCTAGGGTGCTAGTTTCCTACAAAGACATTCTTGCGGCTCGTCGTGAATATCTTGGTGATGATGTTTTCTGTCGCTCTCAAGAGGCGTTTGACGCTTTCATGGCTGAGTCTAAGCCTCTTGTGAATATGATGGTCAAAGAGTTTGAAATGCGCAAAGCGGCGTATCGAACTCAGCGGGCACGTACTTCATCAAAGGGTACGCTTGACGTTAACAAGATTCACTCTTACAAGTACAATGATAATCTTTTCAAGCAAATCACTACGCTTGCTGATGGAAAGAATCACGGCATGATGATGCTGATTGATTACTCTGGATCGATGAATCAGGCTCTCGACTCTGTTATTCGCCAGACGATCAATCTCATTCAGTTTTGTAAGCGAGTGAACATTCCTTTTCAGGTGTTTGCGTTTACAAGTGATCGAGAATATATCGAACGTCGAGGCGATACCACTCACTTCGAATGGGAAGATCTCGTCTTGCTTGAACTATTCAACAGCAAGATGTCAAAGTCTGATTACGAATACGCAATTCGATCATTCTTTCATCGTGCGGCCTGCCGTTGGGATTTTCCAAGAATTGAAGAACTTGGATCAACTCCGCTTGATGCGGCGATCATGGCGACTGGTCACTTGATCAAGCAATTCCGTCGAGCGAATCCTGTTCACAAAATGAATCTGATCACCCTAACTGACGGTGACTCTAATGGCGTTAATGTCATACACGGTGATGACTCAAGTTTCCACGACCTCCGAGAAAAGGGCGGTGTAATGATCATCAACGGCAAAGAGATCGAACTCAAGGCTCGCTGGTATATGAGAGGGCCTGTGACTTCTCAGCTTCTGGACGCTGCGATTCCTTCTGATGTCAAGAAGATCAATTACTTCATTGCTGATCGCCGTCAGCTTCCCGGCATCGTCTCACGAGATGTTATCGGACATTGGGTCGAGCGATGGGATTATGATAAGATCATCAAGACGGTTCGAAAGAACATTCGAGAAGATGGTGTCTATGTCAATGACAACATGGCTGGCTATGATCGACAGTTCATTCTCCAGTTGAATCGAGAAGGTCAGGTAGTCGATGATGCTGAAGAACTCGAAGTGACTGAGGGCATGACGACCCGTCAGCTTGCGAAGGCGTTTTCGAAGTTTGGAAACTCCAAGAAAAAGAGTCGAATCGTGACTCGAAAGTTTGCTGAGATTGTGGCCTAATATGCCATTTAGTTATGAGGATATAACAAAATGATCTAAAAAAAGTGGTCATCCGACCTTGTGTCCGTGGCCACAACCTGATAAAATTACATAGTAATTTGATGATAACCCACCCCTTGAGGACTCTACATGATGAACTTGCAACTCTCCGCTAATCAGCGAACCCTCCTCGACTCCTTTGTCGGAACGGGCGCTACTACCGCTTCTCGTAAGGCGCTGATTGCTCATGCTTCAGAGATCGGGCTGACCCGTAGCATTGCTACTTCGCTCGCTAAGAAGCTCCCCAACATCGGTCACGGTGTCTATGACATTAGCATGTCTGCTAACGTTGTCCCTATGCCTGCGCCTCAGGCTCCAGTAGCTCCGGCTGTCGCTCCCGTTGCTCCCGCTCCAGCGGTGAAGCCACGCATGGTGATGTCAACGTCTGCTGAAGAGATTTACATTCCAGAGAAAGATCCAACGTTTGTGAAGTGGGGTTACTTCAAAGACGTTCTTCAGATTCTGAAGTCTGGAATGTTCTATCCAATGTATGTCGCTGGTCTCTCCGGTAACGGTAAGACAATGATGTGCGAACAGGCCTGTGCCTACGCCAATCGTGAGTTTGTGCGTGTTCAGATCACTCCCGAAACTGATGAAGATGATCTGATCGGAGGCTTCCGCTTGATCGATGGCGAGACTGTCTTCGCCAAGGGTCCAGTGATCAAGGCAATGGAAGCGGGTGCGGTGCTCGTGATCGACGAGATCGACCGTGGCTCCAACAAGCTGATGTGTCTTCAGGGTGTTCTCGAAGGCAAGCCAGTCTTGATCAAGAAGACGGGTGAGGTGATTAAGCCAGCCCCCGGCTTCAACGTGATCGCTACTGCGAACACTAAGGGTCAAGGCGACGAGGCTGGACGCTTCATTGCGGCGACTATCATTGACGATGCGTTTCTTGAGCGCTTCACTGTGACGCTTGAACAGCCCTATCCTTCTGAGAAGATCGAGAAGAAGATCGTCGTGAATCACATGGGTAAGTTTGGGGTCGAAGACAACGGCTTCAGCGATCTTCTTGTCCAGTGGGGTCAAGCGATTCGAAAGACGTTTGAAGAGGGCGGCATTGATGACATTATCTCGACTCGTCGATTGTGTCACATTGTCCAGACCTACTCAATCTTCGGTGACAAGCTGAAGGCGATTGAGTTATGTGTGAATCGCTTCGAGTCTGACACTCGCCAAGCATTCATCGACCTTTACGGTAAGATTGATGCTGACATTGCTAACGGTGTCCTCGGTTCGATTGAGACTGAAGAGTCTCCTACTGAATCAATCTAACTAAATACTTCAGTAGACGGGGACGCTAGTCGTCCCCAATTTTTAGGGGAAAGATTTGCATATAACATCTCTTATAATTTTACTATGCGCTTACTTGACTTTCCAAAACAATGAAACTGCTGAATCTATTCTTGTTGGTCTCTTTGTTTGTATTGCGGTGTGGATCTATTGGACAGCAATCAATATTTTTATTGGGGTCAAGCGTTTGGACTTTCACGATGACGTATCCCTTCATAAAGTTTGGCAATCACGTGTATCGGAAATGATTGGAATGGTGTCGCTGTACTTAACTGGACATCTATCACTATTCTTCTTTGCTCTACCAGCGTCTATCATTATACTAGGCGTCGATTCGTTTGCTACGCTTTTACAGTTGAACATACTAAGCATGGACGATGATGAAGTAGACGAAGATGAAGATGCATAAATATGTCTATAAGAAATTTGTTTGGAGGCTATTGTGCTTGGGTTTAGTGAGTTTCTAAAAGAGACTAATACAGAACTTGTAGAAAAACTTATCACCTTTGGAGGTCGAGCGTATCCTAACTACGGTCACATTGTACTCATGGCTGGTGGTGCTGGATCCGGTAAAGGGTTCGTTCTCAGTAATCTTGTTGGCCTAGAGGGTAAGGTATTTGACGTGGATCAACTCAAAACACTTGCGTCTAAGACTCCCGCAATCAAGAAAAGAGTTGCAAGTGAACTTGGTGTCGATATCGAAAATCTTTCTCAAAATCTTAAGAATCCAGAAAACGTAAGTAAGCTACATGATATCATGGGCGACTATCTCGAAATCGATAAGCGGAAAGAGAGTGCGTTCTATCGTGGCGTGCTGACTGCCCCAGCAGATCGAAAGCCAAACATCGTCTTTGATATGACGCTGAAGTCTTTAGACAAGCTTGAGAAGATCGCAAGGGATGCGGCTAAACTTGGATACGATAAGAAGAATGTCCACATTGTTTGGGTCGTTAATGATATCGAAGTCGCTAAGCAACAAAACAAGAAGCGAGCCCGTACCGTTCCTTCAGAGATTCTAGTCAACACTCATCGTGGTGCCGCAAACACTATGGGTGACATTATCAACATGGGCAAGAAGCTTAAGAAATACATTGATGGAGACATCGTGTTTGCATTCAACAAAGTTGGTGTTGATGCTGATCTAGATAAATCCGGTAAGGGTGGATCGTATGTCAAAGATGCTAACTATTTTTATGTTAAGCGGGCTGGTCAAGATCCTACTCCCGTAGAAAAACTGGATAAGAACATTCGAGCAAAAATTAAATCTTATGTTCCTGCTGGTATCGATTGGACTTAATCCAACCTTTTTGGAATGATCATGTATGAATCTGAAACAGTTAACTCTCGAAAATCATAAGAAAGCAGAGAGATCTAAATTCGCTGGAATTCTTTTAAGTGGCGAGATAGATCCTCTGCTTTATTTTGCGTATCTGTGCAATCAGGTACAAGTCTATGATGCGCTCGAATCCAGATTGCCCTTTAAAATGTTGGGCCTAGAAAAGATCAGGCGTAAGAATCTTATTGGCGATGATATTATCGAGATGGAAAGAGAGCATGGATTCTCAATCATAGATATTCCGGTGCTCCCATCCGTGATTAGATACATGGAGCATATTGACGATCTTGAATCTAAAAATCCCCGTGGTCTCCTAGCGCATCTCTATGTGCGCCACTTCGGTGATATGTATGGCGGATCGATCATTGCGAGTCGGGTGCCCAGTAGTGGATCGATGTATGAATTCGAAGACAAAGAAATGCTAAAACAGCGCTTGCGAAATCTACTCGATGATGACATGGCATATGACGCTAACATATGCTTTGAATTTGCTATAGAACTTTTTGAAGAACTTGGAGATTGGTATGAGTCAAGAGAAGAGTCCAGTATGGACTAGTTTGATCGGGATCAAGGATTACATGATCCATTCCCTTAGTCAAATATCTACAGAGGTTGCTGAACCAGGTATGGAAAGATTCAACCAAGATGGTTGGGTCAATCGTGTTTGGGAAAATGATGTCATTCGCCGAGCGCATATTGATGTCGTTGATGCTCGTGAAACGAAAAAGCTTTGGATGATGCACTGCTGTGTCTTTCCTCAGTTGACTAGTGATGCGCCTATCTTTGGATTTGATGTGATCGCAGGAGAGCGAAAAATGACTGGTGCGTTTCTTGATCTATCACCCACGATTAATCCAGAACATCGAATGACTCAAGACCTAAAACGAGTAACGGATTCGCTTCAATGGAAACGAGAGCGTGAGTTACCCGATTGGGGTAAAGCAATCTTTAGTGAGGGAATGCTAGCGGCAGGTAACGTACAAGAAGAGGATGAGATCGGACAAGTCGCCGCTGTGGCCAAGATGATGTTCTCTCAGTACCTGTCGGCTGTTTCTTTTTATGGTGCAAACACTGATGAGACTGATGCAGTCAAAGACGCTCAGAATCGATATGCACATTATCAGAAACAAAATCCTCACACACCTAGGGTCATGAAGTCTCTTGGTCTAAACGAAGATGACGTTGACGTATTCGTACAGGATATTCTTTTTCCCGAAATCCATTGACAAGTATGAAATGTCTGTGATAGAATGGTTTCAATAAATCAACAAGGTAGTAAGAGATGGCTAACATAACACTTCCGTCAAGTCCAGCAGATCGCAAGCGCATCAAAGATTGCATGGACGAAATCAGTTCTTCCTTTTTACGTGTAGAAGCTGAAAGAGATTTTGTGAAAGAAGCATTGGCTTCACTTGAAGACGATGTGGGTATTCCAAAAAAGTATCTTAGCAAAATGGCTAGGATTTATCACAAGCAGAATCTCAGCGAGATCGTTTCAGAGATCGAAGAGATCGAGGCTTTAATTGATATCGTTTCACAACAAGAGGATTAATTCAATGCTCGTTAGATCGCTTCAGAATGAAAGCGGCAGTACCGCCGCACGTGCTGAAATTCATCAGAATGAAGATGGATCCTTTGAGGTTCATTATTATTCTGTCGGAACTTCGGCTTCTCCCATTGTTGAATCATATGCAAATCACAGCATTCACTATGCTGAAAGCGCCGCATTAAATTGGCTCGAAGGCATAAAGGTGCTGAATGGTTGAAGACATTATCAAGTCGAAGAAAGATATTCAGTTAATCAATGAAATCAATGTTGAAGATCTCGTCAACTACATCGCTAATAAGATGAACAACGGCGCAACCTACATTGATTGCATTGTGACTTATGCTGAAGACTTCAACATTGACATTGAGGTCGTTGGCGAAATAGTGCGAGACTCTCCAATTCTTTTGGCAGCAGTGCATGAGGAAGCGGAGGATCTCAATCTCATAGAAAAAATTACACGATTACCTGTATGATTTTTTCTATAAATAAAAATGTCAATTTACTATTGACAACATACATCGCAATACAGTAGTATATACAACAATACATACCGCATATAAGGAGACAATATGTCAAACACTTCATTTTCTGCTCTTAAGAAGTCTCGTACTTCATCTTTCGAAAAGCTTAACAGTAAGCTTCAGCAAATCAATACTCAAGGTTCACGGTCTGGCGATGATCGCTACTGGAAGCCTGAGGTCGATAAAGCTGGAAACGGCTATGCTGTGATTCGCTTCTTGCCTGCGCCACAGGGTGAGGATATGCCTTTTGTTCGACTTTGGGATCACGGATTCCAAGGCCCGGGTGGATGGTACATCGAGAAGTCTCTGACCACTCTTGGTCAAGATGATCCTGTTTCTGAATTCAACTCAAAGCTGTGGAATAGCGGCATTGATGAGGACAAAGAAACTGCTCGTAAGCAAAAGCGTAGGCTGAGCTATGTGTCTAACATCTACGTGGTGAAAGATCCAGCTAATCCTGACAACGAAGGCAAAGTCTTCTTGTACAAGTTTGGTAAAAAGATCTTTGACAAACTCAACGATTCTATGAATCCTGAGTACGAAGATGAGACTCCAATCAATCCTTTCGATTTCTGGGAAGGTGCTGATTTCAAATTGAAGATTCGTAACTACGAAGGCTATCGTAACTACGATAAGTCAGAGTTTGATCGTCCTGCAGTTCTTGCTGATCTGGATGACGATGAACTCGAATCAATTTGGGAGAAGCAACACTCCCTGACCGAGATTGTCGATCCGAAAAACTTCAAGTCCTATGACGAATTGAAAGCTAAGCTTTACAAGGTCTTGGGTCTTGATGGCGGGGAACACGCACCCAACGTAACCGCCGAAACGGACGACAATGTAGAGATGGATTTTACTCCACGGTTTAAAGAGCGCTCTGCTCCGGCCACGGAAGAAGCTCCATCTCCGTCACTAGCCTCTAGTGATGATGATGATGATTCTCTGGACTACTTTAAGAGTCTAGCAGAAGATTGAAACCCGGGGGCGCTTGTCGCCCCCACCTTAATCCCTTAACTGATAATGGAGAACATTATGAATCAGAAACAAAAAGTACTTGCAGCATTCCAAGCTGGTGAAGAAATGACCCCGAAGCAAATCGCTTCTCGGTTCAATGTCGCAAACGTAAGCGCTCTAGTTAACACGCTTCGTCAAGAAGGCTTTCCGATCTACTTGAATCAAGGCAAGAAGGGTTCTGACGGTGTACGTCTGGCTAGTCGTTATCGACTGGGCACGCCTACCCGCCGAGTGATTGCGGCAGGCTATAAGGCTCTCGCAGCTGGTCTGGTGTAAAAATACTCCAATAGAGTAAAGGGGCTTCGGCCCCTTTTTTTATGCTCGTGCTGACATTGGAATTGGTACAGCGTTTGATAATGCTTGCTTAGCATCCTCGAAAACATTGATAGTAGTTGAGCTACTATTCCCACCCATATTGTTGACCGTATTCCCGCCGTTGTTGAATAGCGGAACATTGACATTTCCGCCAGAAGGACTCGTTCCAAACTGAACCATAATCGCTTTTTCTATCATTGCAAGCTCAGCTTCAGCGGACGCTTGAAGAGCATTTGGTGTTGATAATTGCGCTTCAGCGACTTCAGACGGGCTCACATCGGCCGTAACGGGAGCAATCGATCCAGATGTCATATCAGTGGATTCCGGCGCTACAGCGGCGGTCTGAGCCGTCGATCTAGCAACACTTTGCGCCCTTCTTTCCCTTCTTCTTTGACCTGATGGGACGCTTGAGGACTGCTGATTCCCTAGTTCAGCTTCCGCAAGCGCTTGAAGCTCATCGGGAGGAGGATCTACTGGTTCACCTAGAGCGTAATTAGCAACTTGCTCCCCAAGATAATCTCCAGCAAATGCACCTGCAATTCCTAATCCAACACCCCCGATAAATGTTCCAACTGGACCTCCTACTAATGTTCCTAAGGCGGCTCCTGCTGCAGCACCCCCAACACCCCCAAGAATTCCACCAGCGAGTCCCGAGAGCGCTCGTGCTTTTTCATCCCGAGAAAGAGTGTCATCATTCAAAATCGTAGCCATTTCGTATACAGCAATGCCATATCCAATCGGACCCAATACTTTAGCGATTGGGCCAAAGCCGGGAAACTTAACTTTAGCTTTCTCTATGTCCGCTTCCTGTAGTTTTTCTACAAGATCAGCTTGATTAACTATGCCTCCCGTCTTATACTGAACCCTTCCTGCTTTGTCTCTTTTCATTCCTTGCTGGTCTAATTCTTCATCTGTTAGATTAGCAATTCTTTCTTTCATATCAGCAGTTGGACGAGGCTTAGGCTTGTCTGCTTCGTCTGCAGCGCTTGCTCCAGCGCCTGTTCCAGCGGCGGCTGTCGCAGCACTTCGGGCGGCTGTTTGACTGGCTGCGGTAGTTGCTGCAGCACCAGTAGGGCCGAGCATCCGAGTCCCCGCATTAAAAATACGTCTTACTACATTTCGTCCTGATTTTGTGACCATAGCGGCTGCAATACCGCCCATTGCTAAAGCAATTGCGTCATTGACTTCTGGAGGAAAAAAATCTAATTTATCTAAAGCATCTTCGGTTGCTTGACGAACTTTGCTAAAAATAAGTCCCATTAGTCCACCCTTTACTCCAAATAAAAGAGTGCCGAGTGATGTGGTTGCTAGCGTTTCAAAGTCAAATACTGAGTCAAGCATACCCTCAACTTTCTTAGCGCTTTCCTCACCAAAGAAAGAGTCCACTAGACCTTGTATTGCTCCCTTCAGAAGAGGAAGGGCTGCGGCCAGTAAGAGTCCCTTCTTCATAGACACTCGCTCCTTGCCGAGAGAAGCCATCATCTTTGCAAAGGCGCTCTTATCATCATCTCCTTCGGTGTCACTCTCTTGATTTTCATCAGTGACACTTCCGAATCTTTCCGATCTTGCTTGATTAGCGATCTCGTTCTTGCGAATGTCCAAGGATTCTTGATTGACTGAAAGAATACCTGATAGCAACTGAGTCTGAGTCATCATCTCATCTTCGATGATAGATAATGCGTTACCCATCATAGAGAATGCGTCTTGAGAAGGCTCTATCGCATCATCAAAATCTGCATCTGCCCGAATCAATTCACCTTCAAGTACATTAGACAGACTAGCAGACTGCAACTCCATAGAGTTAGACATCGCAGTTAATGCGGGTAGTAGTCGTTCTAGTCTTTCTTCAGCCATTACTGTTTCTTACCTGACCATGCTTGAGCACCAAAGAATGCTGCGACCAGTCCAGCGACTGATACGAAGTAAGTGGGTGCCATGTCTCCTAGAATATCTGCTGCCTTTTCGAGTCCAGAAAGATCTGTAATAATAACTGCGAATGGATAAAGTAGCATACCAGCGAGAGCAAACCATGTCATGTTTCGCTGTGCGTCTCGCATTGCGTCAGCATCTTCTAGTTCCTTGCGGCGAAACTCAAGAAACAGTTTTTGTTCTTGAGAACTAACCTTACCATCACCGTTAGTGTCAGCAGGATGGAATGTCTTTTCTTGCTCGCTCATGACTCTTTTTCCATGTAGCAATTCGTGGGCTCTTTTTCTTCGAGCAAAATGTCACGGGCCCAAGTAAGCTCTTGAATGATACGATTGTACCACTCAGAGTCAATTTCGCTATTATGAGGATTGTCACGCTCTTCTTTGAGCGTTTGAATACGTATGTCTATGTACTGTCTCTTAGCTGCCCGCTTTTTCATAGAACGAACTTCACGTTCAATAATACCGAGCTTAGCTGGTGTTGCACATTCGAATGATTGGGTGATCATCATTTATCCTTATTTTGCTTCTTTTTGTTTTTCTAAAAATTCCAACAATAGATCTATGTAAATATCACGCTCGTATGGCAAAAGCCCTTCTATATCACTTATAGAGTATTTATGATGCTGTGCCAATCCGAAAGTATTTTTATAGTACACCATAAGGTTAGTATGGCACAGCACTAGAGAAAAAAACTTTGGATTCCTTCCAGCACAAACAACTTGTCGTCCCCATTAGAATTCTTATACGGAATCTCATGACGAAGCGTAGGCATAGTCGTAAAGAATTTCTCGATATCCTTAATCGATTTAGAAGGTAGCGTATCAAGAAAATCTTGTAACTGCTCCATCGTAAAGTCTTCCGTCTTATATACTTCCTCACCAGAGACGATACTTTCAATACATGAAATCATCGTGCTTAGCATTGTCTCTGTTGTGTTATCCGAGTCCTGCAAGTAAATTAACTCATTGACTGATGGATACCGCATCATTAGAAATGCATCCTCACCAATATCTACTTTTTGACTATGCTCTTCGTTTTCCGTCAGTGTGACATTATCTAGGTCAAGCTCTAATTCAACTGTAGACTGTGTATCTGGATCGACAACGCTAAACTTCACGTTGTTACTGACTGATTTAACTCTGAGTGTTAGTAAAACATACTCTAAGTCAAACAGGGATAGCTTTTCAACATCGATATCATTTACACAGTTGGAAACGATTTGCTTAATCGCTAAAATCACTTGCTGTAGTTCAGAAGACTCTTGGGCAATCAACAAAACCTTTTCTTCTTTTACAGTAAAGGGTCTATACGTATAGGTCTCCTTTGTTGAAGGTATTGTCAGTTCAAAGAGAGGTAAATCAATTTTTGGTAAAGCCATACTATACTCCTAATAATTTAACCAAAGATATTATCAATAACAGCCGCCGTCTGGTTGACTAGATTCTGTACATCACTCGGTCGTCGAATGCTTTGAAACGCTTTCACGTATGAATTCAGCGATGAGAAATATGTCAATAACGAATTAGCACCACCTCGATCTCCAGTGATTGTCGGCCCGACAGCACCAGAGACTCTAATCGTATCAAAAGCAAATCCAACGGGTAATAGCATGAGATTTTCAGAATCCCAAGCCATGTCAACTGAGCCTACGTTCTGTGGAAAGACTCCCCCAAGTTCGTATACGTAAGTAGTTCCTGCTTGTCGATTGAATACAACAATAGACATTGTACCTTGATACTCGCTCTTGTAATTGATCTCAAAGGGAGTCATACCAAAAGCAGATCCGAGAGGACCCGCTGAGCGATCATAATTCGACACGAGTTGAGACCAGCGATGAAAGAATCCCAACATGCTATGA